AGCTTCTGCAAATAGTGACTTAACTTACTTGTGTAGCTTTGAACTTATGGATGATGCATAACAATGGTAAGACGTAATGGTGGCTTTATTGGTACTGATGGATTAGATGCACCTGATCCACCCACAGGTGTTACTGTTAGTGGTGGTGCTGATGGTGTAGCTAGTATTAGTTTTACTGCTCCTACAGATACAGGCACATCTGCTATTACAGGTTTTGTTGCTACAGCTAGTAATGGTGTAGGTGCTACAGGTAGTTCTTCTCCTATTAGTATTAGTAGTCTTACTTTAGGCACTGCTGTTACGTTTAGTGTAATAGCACAAAGTATTTATGGTTCTTCATCTCCTAGTGACCCAACTAGTAGTATTACTCCTGCTGCATCTAGGGGTTTATTTATGGGTGGAGAAGTAAGTGGATCAAGAATAAATGTTATTCAATATATTTCAGTAGCTACTACAGGTAATGCTCAAGACTTTGGTGATTTAACAACAGTAATTACTGATTCTGCAGCAGTTTCTTCTTCTACAAGAGCAGTTAGAGGATCAGGTGATGGTGGAGATGGTGTTGATAGCACTGTAATGGATTATGTTACTACAGCCACTACAGGTAATGCTACTGACTTTGGTGACATGTATGGTTCTGTATATGCACATTGTGGTCACGGTAGTAATACAAGAGGTATTTTTTCAGGGGGTAACTCTTCTGGTTCTCAAAATACAATAGCTTATATTACTATAGCTTCTACAGGTAACTCTACGGATTTTGGTGATTTAACTGTAGCAAGACAACATCTAGCTGGTTGTAGCTCTACTACAAGAGGTGTTGTTGGAGGAGGCTTTTCTGGTTCTACAAGGTATGATACCATAGATTATGTAACCATAGCTTCTACAGGTAATGCTACAGACTTTGGTAATCTTGCTGCTGCTAATCGTGGGCCATCTGGTGCATCCTCTAGTACAAGAGGTCTTTTTTTTGGAGGGGATGAAAGTAGTTTAACTAATAAAATACAGTATATAACGATAGCTTCTACAGGTAATACTACTGATTTTGGAGATTTAAGTGGAAATAGGTATTATACTGCAGCACTTTCAAATTCTGTACGAGGTGTTGTAGGTGGGGGTAATCAGGATGGACGGACTAATATAATTGAGTATGTAACTATTGCAACAACAGGTAACACAACAGATTTTGGGGATTTGTTAGCTGCAAACTATGTTACTACTGGAACATGCAATTCCCACGGAGGACTTTAACTATGCCCAACTATAATGGCGTATGGAGCCTCTCAACACAGTATCAGTATGCAGCTACGTGGCAAGTAGATAATCTACCACCTGTTACAGCTTTATTTGCTGGTGGTGTAACAACAGGTAATTCACCTCATAATGTAATCCAAACAATAGGAGTAAATTCATTAGGTAATGCTTCAGACTTTGGTGATCTTAGTGCAGCAAATAATGCCCTTGCATCTGTAGCCTCTAAAACAAGGGCTGTTTTTGGAGGTGGGAATAATGGGAACAGTGTTTCTTTTAATGTTATGGAATACGTTACAATACTTACTTCAGGCAATGTAACTGATTTTGGTGATTTAACATTGCAAAGATTTAATCTTGGTGGTGCAGGTAATAACACAAGAGGTATATTTTTTGCAGGTTGGAACTCTCAAGCAGATGCTATTCAAAATGTAATAGACTACATAACTATAGCTTCTACAGGTGATGCTACAGATTTCGGAGATACTACTGCTGGTTGGTATCGTTTAGCAGGTTTGGCCTCTTCAACTCGTGCAGTTGTTGGTAGTGGTACTGCTGCCGCAAACCCCACTAATGTTATGGAGTATGTAACAATATCTTCTACTGGTAACTCTCAAGACTTTGGAGATTTAACTGCAGCTAGAAGATTTGCAACAGCAGCATCAAGTCCAACAAGAGGTTTATTTATTGGTGGTACTAGTAGTAATGTTATTGATTATATTACCATAGCTAGTACAGGTAATGCTACAGATTTTGGTGACACAGGTGGTACTAATGCCAGCCCAAATGCAACATCTAGTTCACTAAGAGCAATACATACTAGAGCAGGGGCTTACTCAGAAATTATTGAGTTTGTTACAATAGCTACTACAGGAAACTCTGCAGACTTTGGAGATTTAGCAACAGTATTTAATGATGGTACTGGATGTTCTAATGGACACGGTGGTTTATAATGTCACAAACACGATACCTTAAAAGCATGATTACACCTACAAAGGTAGAGCCTACTACTAGTGATGCACACATAGCAGGTACAGCATCTGGTGTGTGGTCTGCCCAAGATCAACTAGAAGCTAAACGTGGTGGTGCATGGCCTGATGCTAGTGTAGCTAATCCAGATTCACTTGTTGAGAATAACTTTAGTACGTTTTTATATACAGCAAATGCTACTACAAGAACAATAACAAATAATATAAATTTATCTGGTAAAGGTGGTTTAGTTTGGACAAAAGCAAGGAGTGGCTCTGATGCCCATGTTTTGTATGACACTGAACGAGGCACATCAGTTAGAATAAGTACAAACGATGCTGATGGAAATACTACTGATACAAATGAAATTACTGCGTTTAATTCAAATGGATATACACTAAATTCTGGGGGAGGATTCACCAACGATAGCCCTACAACATATGTCTCATGGACATTTAAAAAAGCCCCTAAGTTTTTTGATGTAGTTACTTACACAGGCAATGATACAGCAGGTAGAACAATAGCTCATAGTCTTGGTTCAGTGCCGGGCATGATTCTAATTAAAAATTTAACTGATGCTGACAACTGGATGGTTTATCATCGTGGTTTAAACGGAGGTACTAGTCCAGAAAATTATTACACACGATTAAACCTAACTAATGCTGAAGTTAATGACACTACATTTACAAATGGTACTGCACCTACGTCCAGTGTTTTTTCTGTAAGTAATCATAGTACTGTTAATGGAGATAACAAATCATATGTAGCCTACGTCTTTGCACATGAAACAGGGTCTGACTCTATGATTCAGTGTGGTAGTTATACTCACCCTAATGACACTAGTACAGTATCTGTAGATTTAGGTTGGGAACCTCAGTGGATATTATTTAAAGCAAATCAGGCATCTACAAATTGGTACATTTTTGATACAATGCGTGGAATAGTTGAAGGAGGTTTGAGTGGAGATGGAGATGCTGCTTTATTTTCAAATCTTTCTAATGCAGAAAACGTAAACACTTGGGGTGTGGATGTTAAACCAACAGGTTTTAATTCTACAGGTAACAATATTGCTAGTGGTGGAAATACAGTAATTTACGTAGCAATCAGAAGACCTAACATGGCTACCATAACAGATGCTACTAAGGTGTTTGCTGTGGATGCTGGAAACGGTGCAATACCAGAATACACTGCTGGTTTTGTTGTAGACTTTGCTTTTTATAAAGAGCTTACATCAAGTGATGATTGGGAAGTACACTCAAGATTGCAAGGAAATGGAAAATCTTTAAATTTTAACAGTACTGCCGCAGAGGGAACTGATACTGGAACCAATCTTGCTAAGTTTAATTTAGATAATGTCAGCTATCAAGGTAAAAAAGATGAAGGTAGTGGTTTTATTGCATGGATGTGGAAACGTGCAAAAGGTTATTTTGATGTAGTTGCTTATACTGGTACAGGTAGTGCAAAAACAGAAGCGCATGGTCTTGGTGTTGCACCAGAAATGATTTGGGTTAAATCTAGGAGCCATGCTCGTGTTTGGAGAGTTTATCATACAGGTATAGCTGAGACACACTCACTCAGCATAGATGATAACGATGCTAAAGAAGACGATGATACTATTTGGAATGACACTGCACCTACTTCTAGTGTGTTTACAGTCGGTGCAGATAATAGTGTAAATAATAATAATTATACTTATATAGCCTTTCTTTTCGCCACACTAGCAGGAGTATCTAAAGTAGGATCAGTAACACACTCAGGAAGTTCAACAGATGTAGACTGTGGATTCACAGCAGGTGCAAGACTAGTAATGCTTAAACGTACTGATGCTACAGGAGATTGGTATTGGTGGGATAGCACTAACGGAATAATTGCTGGGAATGATCCTTATTTACTGCTTAATGATACTGCAGCACAGGTCACTAACACAGATTATATAGACCCATTAGCATCAGGCTTTCAAATCTCAGGTGACTTTACTGATGGTGACTATATATTTTATGCAATAGCTTAGAGGAACTAATGGGATTACTTAGATACAGAGAAACAGGTGAAGTGATTACAGAGACAGAGTTTCGTTTTAGAAATAGAAAACGTAGGCCACATAATGTACCACCTATGGGTGAGCTAACAGAAGCATGGTTAGACGGTGAAGGTGTAGACCCTGTGTTTGAAGGGCCAAAGTCAGGCTCAGTGTATGACGGTGCATTTAAGCACTCTGACGGTAGATGGTACACTCAATGGTCTAACGGATAATGCTTGCATTTTATTACATTTTATGATATAACTCTCCTCTAAGAACAATAAAAACAATGGAGTTTAACTTGTCAACAGAACTAGCTATAACAACTACACTAAACGAAGCACTACCTACAGCAGCACCAGAATACAAATCTATGCTTACTAACATAGCTGAGAAGATGCCAGCAGTCACACAGGCTACCAGCAACTTCCACAAGTCACACAGTCAGTTTATGGGAGTTACACTAGACGTAACAGCTATCACACCCATACGTAGCATCAAGCACACACTGGCTGAGATAGATAAAACAAGAAGTGCTCTACAAGAAGCTTACATAAACTTACGTAAGAAAGAAGTAAAGCTAAAGAAGAAGCAAGCTAAACTACTAGACTGCAGTGACCCTCTTGGACGTGAGTTATTAGAGATAGAAATATTAGAGATACAAGGTCACTTAGAAGGTACACGTAATGCAGTACAGGGTGCTGTAAGAAAGATGAACTTCTTTACTAATCAGTACGACAACCTGATGAAGAAGATAGGTAAAGAAGAACTAACAGAAGAAGACTACGAACTAGAGGAAGCACGTTACCACATTATGACTTGCATGAAACAAGCACTAAATAGTGCAAGACCACGGCAAGGTGTGATTGACGAAGGTAACATGATCTATTTGTTTGACTTAGGTATTAATGCAGCCCAAGCTCAAGCAGAAGTATTCTCTTATCTTAACTGGGAGAATGAATTAGTTACAAAAGGTAAAGCCCCAGAGCATCATCATACAGTACAGTGGCTTGAGGGTTGTGCAGATAAATGGGCAGGGTGTCCTGCAGCGTTTGCTAACAGTAGAGGGTTTGATGTATTTGATCCTACGTCACTAGCTAATACACCACAGATAGAGGACAAAAGTAATGGCTAACGATAACTGGCACTTGAGTAAATCTGTACCATTAACATTAATATTTGGATTGTTTGTGCAGGGTGCTGCTATCGTTTGGACTGTAAGTACAATGACCTCTGACATAGAAGTTAATGCTTCTAAGATTGTAGAGGTACAACAAAGGTTAGGCCGTATGGAGGATGCAGTACATGGACAGGCTGTATCTATGGCTAGAATAGATGAAAACATTAAAGCTATTCGTATGTCTGTAGAAAAGATGGCAGACAAATAATGAGAGGGATTTGTCACAATGATAGAGGTTCTTGCACTTGCATCTGCTGTAAGTACAATATCGGGTGGTATTAGTTCAGCTATAAAGGCAGGACGTGATGTTAGTGATTTATTACCTCACTTTGGGAAGTTAGCTAAGTTAGACACAGAGATACAACTTGCTGAAAGCGGTAAACACAAAGGCCCACTAGGTAGACTTACGAGTAGCGAAGAAGAGGGTTTTGCTATAGCTTCAGCTAAGATGAAACACAAAGAAGCTATGGACATGTTGCGAGAAACGTGTCAGCTATTTGGCCCACCGGGTATGTGGGATTTAGTAGTTAAAGAACAAGCTGCAGCTAGGCAAAGACACAAGGAAGCACTAGAACTACAAGCTAAACAAAGAGATCAAATGTTTTGGGGTATATCTGTAGTACTAGGTGTACTGATATTTGTAGGTGGCTGTGTTGCTATGATATACGGACTGAACGAAGCTGTAAATGGATAATAGGTAAAATACTATGGCAAATAAATTTAAAGGTTTTAACAATCAGCAGACGCACCAGTTGCTTTCTGAGCTAGGTTACACAGGCCCAGCGCAACAAGATGAGATGGATAACTTCTTAGCTGCTACACCGTCTGCTGCATCTATGCTTGGTCGTTACACTGAGATGGCTAGACAGCGCATAGAGGGACAGCCTATAGCCCCTACAGGTATGCAAGCTGGTGGTGCTACCCCAGATAAAAAACTTGCTAATACTGCAGGGGGATTCTTATCAGGAGTAACAGGTATTAATACACAGGTAGCTTCCGGCACAGGTGGCACTGGTGTGCAACAAGAGCCTGACTACTCAACTTACTTTGGGGATCAGGGCGAAGTTAAAAACATTGAAGTAGAGAAAGCAAAAGAAGCAGGAAAGACAGAGTTAAGCCCAGAGATAGAATCCCAAACACAAAACATTCTTAAAATGGCTACAGGTTTAGCTAATCCTAACTTAGAGTTTGACTTTAACAAGGATGGTAAGATTACATCACAGGATGCTTTAATGTTTGCTAAGGATGCAAAAACAAAAGCAGATGCTGAAAGAGCTAAACAAGCAGAGATTGGATCACTTACTGCTAGGCTACAAGAGTTGCAAGGTGACGGAAGTTTGCAAGACCTTTACATTGATAAGGATGGTGAGGGAAGTTTGCAAGACCTTTACATTGACAAGGACAAAGATGATTATGTTATTGAACCTCAAGTAATAGTCCACTTTGTAATGCCTAATTCTACTAACATACAGGCTGCTAACACACCCTCACAAGTTCCAGAAGGTGCAGCCTTTAGTAGTATGTCCTACCAAGCGGTAGTAGATTGGATAGCTAAGAATGTAAAACCACCTGTAGACGAAGATGTAGAACGGCCTATCATACAACCGGGTGATCCTGATCTAAAAGATGCACCAAAAGAAATAGCAGAACTAGATACTGCACAGAAAGCATATGCTGATGCACAGAAGACACTTACAGATGCACAGATAGCTTTAAATGATATTGATATTGACGCTGTAGAGTTTGAATCATTTGATGCTGTAGATGATACAGGTTTACCAAAATATCCTGATGCTTTAAAAACAATACAAGATGATTTTTTAAGCACAGAAGCAAACAGTAAATACGATGTTGACTTTGACACATATCATAGGGATGGTGTAGGCAACTCAGGTATAATGAGTGCTGACGTTAAGACTATACTTGAAAGTGGAAAACTGCCTACTGACCCTACTAAGTATGATGAAGAAGAGCTTGACAAAGGCTCTCCTGATAACTGGACTTTTAAATATGATAATGGTCAAACTGTAGTTATACGTACTAATAGTAAAGAAGATGCTATATTTAGATTTAACAAACTTTCTGAAATGTTAGGAGACTTTAAAGATACAGATACATTTAAAGATAAACCTAAAAGTGAAAGCGAAACAGAATACACAAATGCAGTAGATGCTTTAGACACAGCAAATGAAGAAATAGAAAAAACTAAAATGACTCTGGATTCTACAGAGTCTAGAGCTAAAGTTACAGGTGTTCCCAGTGTAACAGAGACACTAGCTAAGACTATTAGTTCACCTACAGACCTAGTAACACGCCCAGATGTGTACGGCATCAAAGTAGAAAACAATCAGTTTATAGATGCAAGCACAGGACAGTTAGCTAAAATAGATGACATCATAGCTAAACAAGCAGAACTTGCTGATGCGGTAGACTCACCATCAGTTAAGACTGCTAGAGGATACTTAGCTAAGTTTAGTGATGCAGAGGTACAAGAGAAGTATGGACCTGTGCCTACTGATCCAGAAGCACTAGCTGGATATCAAGCTCGAATAGAGGCTGATGCAAGGAAAGACTTAGCTGTTACTTATGAAGCGAGTATGTCTCAAGATAAAGTTAAATCAGCACTAGCTGAGTTCTCCGCTAAGACAGGTACACCATCAGATGATGCCATTATGAAGGTGGCTACGATGGACCCACAGGAGCTAGCACAGTTAAACTTGGATGCTGAAACAGAGTCAGAGCTTAGGCAAATAAAAGAATTAACTTTAGGCTATACAAACGGTGAGTTTCCAGAAGCAGCTACCTTTGAAGGAGACTACACAAAAGCAGATGATCAACAAATTACAGATAGAAGACCAGATGTTGATGCTGCTAAGTTTGTAGGAGATACACCTAAAGCTGAAGCACAGGTAGATTATAACCTACCTCCTGCACAAGCAGCCTTAGCTGAGATTACTAAAGTAGAAGAGGCTGCACGTTTCGCAACTGACGCAAGCGCACCAGAAAAGCAGACAGAGTTTGTACCTGATATTTTACCGGGAGCACAGACTGTTGTAGGTGAAGGTGAAATAGTTGAAATAAATGAGATACTGAACGATGAAAGAATTGTCGTAACAGGTAAGACACTAGAAGCTTTAAATGGAGATGCAGTTGCAAAGGCTGCTTCAGCTACGTTTACACAGACACTAGAAGCTAAGTTTGCTAAAGGTGATGTTAGCCCACAGGCTACTATAACATTCCAACTAGAACAACTTATGGACTCCTTTAATGATGGTACACCAGCGTGGGCTGCAGGGGCCATACGTAACGTAAACGAAGCTATGAACGCTAGGGGTATGGGTGGTAGCTCTATGGCTGCTGCTGCGCTTATACAAGCTGCTATGGAGACAACCCTGCCTATTGCACAAGCTGAAGCATCTATCTTTCAAGCTATGGATATGGAGAATGTACGTAACAAACAAGCTGTAGCTCTAGCTAATGCTGCTGCAGCACAAAGGTTTGAACTACAGAACTTAGATAACAGACAGGCTGTTAAAATACAAAACAGTATGAACAACTCTAACTTACAACTAACAAATCTTAGCAATCAACAAGAGGCAGTCCTATCACAGGCACAGCTTAATGCAGGTTTGCGTAATCAAGAGCTTAGTGTATCTCAAAACGTAGCTATGGCTAACGCAGCTAGATATGCGGAAGTAAATAATATAAACTTAACAAACAGACAGCAAGCTCAAATACTAGAAGCTAATCAAAAGTTAGAGGTGGACTTAACAAACCTATCAAACAGACAACAGACTGCTCTATCTAATTTACAAGTTAAAGCATCTATGATGGGTCAGGTTCTTACTAATGAACAACAGGTTGCAGTACTGACTAGTACACAGGCTTTTGAAAGAGAGATGGAGAATACTAACAACAGGCAGCAAGCATTTATACAGGACGCTAATGCTATGGCTGCTATGGAAGGTAGAGTACTAGACAATAGACAGCAGACCTCTTTGTTTAACATATCAAGCCAACTTCAAGAACGTGAGATAGATTTAAACAACGAACAGCAGATCAGAATGTTTAATATGACCAATGCGTTAAACATTGATGTAGAGAATTTGTCTAACCGTCAACAGACTGCCTTAGCTAATGCACAGATAGAAGCAGCCATGAAGGGCCAAGAGCTTACCAACAAACAGCAAGCAAATGTAATAAAGGCAGAGCGTATAGCTGAGATAGCTAACATGAACTTTACTGCTGAGACATCTAGACGTATGCAGAACTCACAATTAGCACAAACAGTTGACTTGGCTAACTTAAACAATAAGCAAGCTAAACTAATGGCTGATGCTGCTGCACTAACACAAGTAGACTTAACTAACTTATCTAATAATCAACAGACTGCACAACAAAAGGCACAAGCATTTTTAGGTATGGACATGAAGAACCTAGATAATGAACAGCAGATGGAGATATTTAAAGCACAGCAAACTACACAAAGTATCTTTAGTGATCAAGCAGCAGACAATGCAGCTAAACAGTTCAATGCTGAAAGTCAAAATCAAATGACACAGTTTTCAATGAACTTAGACGCACAAGTTGAGATGTTTAACAATGCACAAGCTAACGCTATGGAACAGTTTAATGTAGGTGAAGAGAATAGTGTATCTAAGTTTAATCAGGAGATGACTAACCAAAGAGATATGTTTAATGCATCAAATGAAATGGTTGTTGCACAAGCTAATACTCAGTGGCGTAAAGATATAGCTACAATAGATAATGCTGCTATCAATGAAGCTAACATGCGTGAGGCTGCAGCAGCTAATAATCTTACTGCACAAGGGATAGCAGAGGTATGGCAACAGGAACGTGACTTGATGAACTACGCTTGGACTACTGCAGAGAAACAAGCTGACAGGGATCACGAGTTAGTTAAGAATAAAATACAAGTAGATGCAGGAGCAGACAATGCTTTCTCTATGGCAGCAGGGTCATTCTTGTCTGCAACAATAGGTGCTATTGGCGAAGCTGGTGGTATAGGCGGCTTCTTTAGTTAAGGTATGATAAGATGAGTTTAGAAAATTTATTCAATAGTTTGCAGAATATATTTAGTGGAGGACAAGATCAACCGCCACCAGAAGAGGAGCAGAAATCTGGTGGTTTAATGTCTAGTAGCCTTAGACCTAGAGCTAGACCAGAGGGTGTGTCTAGTAGCCTTAGACCTAGAGCTAGGCCAACTGATACAGAAACAGACGATAACAATAATGTAGCTAACTTTTCAGCTTCTGTTATTAATAGTTTTAATGACCCTGCTTATAACGATGATGAGGACGCTACTGCAGCTACACCTGCTGGTGTAACATTAAATAGTATAGATGCTCAAAATGTCTTGTTTGACCCCAGTACCTTACACTCAGTATACAATTCACGCATGGCAAAAGCAGGTGCTAACTTTACAGTAGCAAAGCAAAAACCTAAGTCTGATGCAATAACTGAAACTATTGACTACGCAGAAAAATTAGCACAAGATACTATGCTTACTCTTGCTAGAACAGAGAAACTACCACCTGCACAGGTTGGTGATCCCGGCTATGTAGCAGGAACCGCATCCGTAGGAGCGTTGGGTGAGCCTTTTGATGTAGAGTATGATACTAGATCAATACAACAAAACTTAGTAGATAAAGGTTACGACATAGCTGTTGATGGTATAATAGGTCCACAAACAAAAAAAGCTATTAAAGACTTTCAAAAGAAATCAGGATTAAAAGTAGATGGTATTGTAGGACCAAACACTTCAAAAGCGTTGGGCTTTGAGTCCTCTAGTTCAGATGTTACAACAGAGGTTATGACATCTCCTGTACCGGGACTAGATCAAATGGGGGTAGGCTTTCAAGACCCTGATATAGTTGATCCAACTACGGGTAGAAGATACACTGGTCCCGGCTTAATGAGACAACAGGAACGTCTACGTAAACAAAACCTGCCTTTGTTTGAAGAGTATGAAGAGGATGCAAAAGAAGCAGCTAATATAGAAACTCCCTTTATGGCAGCTATGGCTTCTGAAGCACCCACTATAAATATAACTAAAGATGATAGAAATACAAAAGAAGGTATTAAAAAAATACAAGGAGTCTTAAATGTACTAGGATACAATGCAGGTACAGAAGATGGTATAAGTGGAGATACAACAAAAGCTGCAATAAAACAGTTTCAAAAAGATAATAAATTATCGCCTGATGCTGTGGTTGGTAATGCTACAGCAGCAGCATTAAATAAAGCAAATCAAAGTTCTGTATCTGACGATGTTAAAACAGATTCAATTATTAAAAATATTCCTCTTCCTGAAGGAGTTAAGAAATCTTTGGGAAATATTAATACCGTACTTAAAGCAGTTCTTTCTCCTGTAGGACGAAATTTTATAACTGATATGTTGTATGGAGGAAAACTGTCTTATGCTAATCCATTAAAAGCGATACCTTTTTTAAATAAACAAACACCAGCAGGTGCAGAAGTTTTTTCACAGGAAGCTATAGACCTTATGCGAGACATTGTTCTTGATGCAGGAATTGTTAAGAAAGGTTCTGTTACTATTGGTGATGAGATATATAAGAAAGCAGGAAACATAAGCGTAAGTCAAAGAGGCGGTTCTTCTGCAAAAGAAATTATAGAGGCTTTAGCAGAGGGTGATCCGATTAATGAACTTAAATTAATGCTAGGTCAGTTTAGTGCTAACATAGATAAAAATAATGACATTATTGTTACTGATAGATTTAATTACAATGCTTTTATTAATCCTATTGATAATAAAAAGTACACGCCAGAACAATATGATAAAGCCATAAAAGATGGAAAATTTACAGAAGCAGAAGTTTTAAAATCTATTTTTAAAGGTGATTTAAATTATAAAACAATAAGGGCGGTAGGATTTGTTTTAGGTTCTAAAGACTATGAGGGTAAAGACAATCCTAAAGATCAAGGCAGACGCTTTAAAATAAACTTAGGACCAGCTAACTAAATGTTTGGATTACCCTTAGAATTAATTACCATGCTGTTCTCTACCATACTGGGTGGCGTTATGTCTATATGGGGGCAGAGCATAAAAGGTAAGCAAGCTCAGAATGAGATGCTTATGGAACGTGCTAACTTCAATGCCAAGCAAGTCAACAGAGCTAGAGATGCAGGTAAGAATGACAAACACTTTGCTTGGACACGTAGACTTATAGCTTTATCTGCAGTATTTAGCATTATTGTCTTGCCAAAGCTAGTCGCAGTGTGGTATCCTGATATCAGTGTATATGTAGGATACACAGAGGTACAGGGCGGTTTTCTAAACTGGCTGTTTGGACCTGAAGAAGCTATCCAATGGAAGATGGCAAAAGGATTTGTAATCACTCCCCTAGATACACACATTGTATCAGCCATAGTAGGTCTGTACTTTGGCGCTGGGTTTACTAAGTAGGAAAAATAAGATGGCAGTAACACAGTTTGGAGCACCCATACCGGGTAACTCACTATTCACACACGCACCCGGTGAGAGGCCGTGGGAGCGCCCATCACGGTTAAACACAGTGGAAGAAGCAACACAGTTCTACATAACTAAGTTAGCTAGAGAAGAAATTCTGGATGATATGATGACTGCTTTAGTAGCTGGTATAGCTATAAACCCTATAGCAGAAGCCTTAACGCTATCACAAGTTATGAGAGGTACACACACGTTAGATGTAGCCATACTGGTAAAGCCTGTAATCATGGAGTTCTTAGCTGCTGTGGCTGATGCCAACGAGATAGATTATAAGTTTACAAATAAAGATGCACAAGCTGAAATAGATCAAAAAGAAAGAGATCGTATGCAGGTAGTGTTGATAGGCGCATTAAGTAAGGCACAAGAAGAAGGTACAGAGGATGCTGGCACAGAACTGCTAGGAGAGATATCAGACTTTTTAGCTCAAGATGTAGGCCGTGAGGGGGTAACTGAAGTTGCACAAGACATGCCGCCACCTGAAGCAGAAGAGTTAGAACAGGTGTCTGAACCTCCTAAAGAGGGCGCAGAACCAGAAGAGCTACAAGAAGAACCACAAGAACAGGCTACACCAGAGATGGGCCTAATGGCTAGAGGATAAATAACTATGGGATTTAATGCACAAGCTTTTGCTACAGCGTTTCTGGAAGGTTCAGCAAAGCAGATTAATACAAGAGTTGCTGAAGCACGAGACTACAAAAGAGAACTAAAAGAAAATGCTGAAGCATCTAAAGGTAAGATAGATAAACTTGCACAGCTAGGTAACTTAGCTAAGTCTGAAATATCTAGGCTAAGAGCGCTGGGCTTTGATGATAAGTATATTAATGCAGCTATTGCATCTGGTCCTAAAGGTTTGTTTGACTTATCAACTGCTGCACAAGCAGAGGCAAAGAGGCGTGACTTTACACCCGGACAAAAGTTTGATGAGTATGAAGTTGAATCTTTAATAGATTACAATGATAACTTTGAGTACGGTGATGTAGCATCAGAAGAGTTCTATCAAATGAACACGGCACTAAGCAAGCCATCACTGGGCAGTACAACAGACCCTAAACGTGGTGTACTTAAAACCTTGTTTGGTATTGACTTAGATGAATCAGTCAGAGCACAACTAGATAAAGATGCGTACTATGATGGATACTCTGTGATGGACATAAACGAAATGTCTAAACAAGAGGCTTACGATAGTGTTGCACCGGGTACATACTTTTCGTTCTTACCTACAGAGGATTTCAGCCCCTCTAGAGCAGCAGAGTCTTACTTACAAATAGCACGAAGAGTAGACAGTGTAATTCAAGAAAGAAAAGAAGCAGGTCAGTATATAGTTGACGGTGATGACGGAACAAAAGCTAAAAATTTACAGAGGATAGATAGACAAAAAGAATTATTTAACCAAATAAAAATATTAACTAAAGGTAATCCTAGTTATCTAGAGACTATGCGAGATGTAATAGGAAATGATATTTCAAAAGAACAAATGGGTGAACTAACCTATGGTAATCTAAAAGGAGATAATCTACAAAGAACGATAGTAAGAGATTTATTGACTAATACTTCTGCAAAGAAAGATATTGAAAATATATTTACTATACCAAATACAGGTGGTTATAAATATGAAATAGTTGTAGGCGCAGATGGAACAGTAAAAAGTGTAATATCTAATGGAACACCAATAAAAGAGGATATGATTGATGAAGCTCTTGCTGATCTAGCTATTAAAGGATTAATACCAAGTGCAAAAATAGTTAGTGACTCTACATTGCCAGAAGTAGAAGAAGAAAAAAAAGCGGAGGAGCCAGAAGTAGAAGAAGCAACTTACTATAAGGATGATAGAGGTAATATAGCTAGTGGTGTACCTCCTAGACCAGAGCGTAGCTTCTCTACTACTGTACTTGGTGGAGGTATGAGTGGAGAAGACAGAGATGACATACTAGCAGGACGCATGAGAATACCAAAAAATCTTAGACCAAATCAATGGGATGAGTTGTTTGGAGATACCCATGATCCTGAGACAGGTAAGAAGTTAGATGTAGAAAGTTTGACATCCGATGAAGAATCCAGTATAGTAAGGTTAGACAGCTATGATACACAGGAAGAAAAGGATAAGGCGTTTGATGCTATTCCCATTGGTGGTAAGTTCTACGACGATGATGGTACTGGGCCTTACCCCAAGCAACGTGAACGTGGGTCTTGAAGATATGGGTTCTTATTCTCAATATGCAGAACCTTCACCAGCAACGGGCGGTGGGTATGTTCAATACAGTAAGCTTGTAGAGGAACCTACAAAGGATAAGCAAGGACTAATGACTAAGCCTAAAGCTGATTGGGAAGACGTGTCGTATGGTTTAGTATCTGACAAGATAGGAGTAGACAAAAGCTCATGGGATACCTACAGAGAAGAGCTAGCTAAGATAGAATCAGCAGGTGATTACTCTGCTAAAGGTGGTAAGAATAATCACTATGACGGTAGGTATCAGCTAGGTAAGGTCGCTAAGATAGATGCAGCATCGCTACTGGGTACACCACTTAAACATGACACAAGGTCTAGAGTATCTTTTAGATCAGACATAGACTTACAGGAGAAAGCGCTGGCTGCATACACAGCTAAGAATCACTCTTATATGATGCGCTCCCCACTATACAAAAAGCTATCAAAAAAAGAAAAGCTAGCTGCTCTTGCGTATGCTCACAATCAAGGGCATGGTGGAGCAAAGGCTTGGCTAAAGACAGGCGTAGTTGGTACAGATGCTTTTGGAACTAAAGGCACTAAGTTCTCTAACGCCCTGAAGGATGCACTACAATGAGAACACTAGAGGAATTAAATAAAGAACTTGGCATACAGCCTATTGAGTCTAAAGAGCTAGGCTCTGGTTCACCAGTGCAAAGAGATAACACTGAGTTTGATGAGATGTTTGAGCCTGACAATCGTAAAGGTGAGAAGCTAAAGAAAGATGATCTGTACAGAAGAGACAGGTTAAACAAAATACGACAGTATATGATTAGCAAAAAGGGTGCTACCTACAGGGATGCAGACAGGGAGACTGTGGTGGAGGACTTTGTTGACAGTATGCGTAGGTTTAATAGTAATATAGTTGCTACTGCAGGTGAAGCTAGATTCATAGGTAAGGCAGATGAGGATACTAAAGTTATAGCAAAAGAAGCATACGATCTGTACGACAGCTTAGGTAACGTGTTTGTAAATGATGGTGTGTTTGGTGCAGTAGATGGCGTGAAAGATTATATACTATCCATAGCAAGTGACCCTACAAACTACGTAGGGCTAGCTACAGGCGGCTTAGGTAAGGCAGGTGCGTTGGGTGTTAGTACAGCCAGTAAGTCAGCTATCAAGAACGCTGTAGCAGCAGCAGCTAGGAAAGCTGCACAGTCTGGTGCAACTAAGGAAGCTGCAGAGAAAGCTGGCCTAGATGCAGCAGAGGCCATGACTGCAAAGCTGGCAGGTAGTGGATACACACAAGCATCTATGAACAAAGCAGCAGATAGTGCAGCTAAAGTTGCAAGGGCTAAGATAAGATTTGAAGCAGCACAAAAGGCAGCTAAGAAAACTGTTGTTGAGGGTGGTGAAGTTGTGCTTGAGAAAGGTTTAATGAAACCTAATGTCGTTAAGTTTGGCACTAAACGGGCAGCTAAAAAAGCTGTGTTACAAACTACCGCTATTGACTCATTGCTTGCTGGGTATCAGGATGTAGCAATACAAGATATCTATTTAGATGTTGGTGCTCAAGACAAGTACAGTGCAATGCAAACAGGGCTATCTTTAACTTTAGGTGGTGTAGGTGGTGGGTTACACTTTGCCTTTGGTAAGTTCGATGGTATCTCTGGACTAGCAGAAGCTATGGACAGTGCTAGATCATCAGCTAGAGGGGAAGAGTTTCCTCTTAAAAGGTTTAAGGCAGCTAAAGAACAACTTAAAAAGATGAATAAAGATAAAGCACCTGAAGCGCAGATAAAAGAACAAAAAAGATTAGTGGCTAAACTAGAAAGAGAGTCAATAGGTAAGCCGTTACTTAAAAAAGAATCAGTAGATAAAGCAGCTAAACAATTAAAAGATGACATTAGATCGTGGTCTGAGAAGGTTGGTGCAGGTAAAAAATTATTAACTAAAGGCGTGGGTAATCAGCACCTACCAGAGAGCCTGTTAAGTAAAATAATGTTAGGTTACACAAAGGAACAAAAAGCAGAGTCAAAGGTTAAGATGCCCATAGGTGGATTATCAAAGATATTTTTAGAGAACGGTATTAAGTTTTCTAAGAAGACAAAAGTATCTGATGTAATGACTAACTTATTACAGTATATGCCTGAGAAAGAATTAGAAGAAATAAAAGAGGAATTTTTAACAGCCACAGGAGGGTCAATAAAACTAGGAGAGACTACATCTCTTGCCATAGATTTAGGAGATATTATAGCTGCTACTACAAGTGAGGCTGGTAGTGCTCTTAGTGTTATGGCTAGTGTGCGTAGAGCCACAGACGCAGGAGTTGTGTCAGGTAATGAGATATTAGCAAAGACATTAGCCTCTAAAGAGGTAAGAGATACCTTAGAAGAAGAGGGCATACTTGGTGTAACTAAAAAGGTTAAGGTGGGTGCATACGCACAGAACATATGGAAGCGTCTATTAGTTTCATCCCCGGCTACAACTGCAGCTAACGTAGCTGGTTACGCCCAGTTCTTTGCAGGACAAGGTGTAGCTGATTTGTTTGCCTCTGGACAGTTAGGTATAGCTGGTGTTGCAGCAGCAGGTGTAGGAAATACTAAGTTAAGTAAAGAACTATTCAGACAGTCTCGTGTGTACAGAGATGTACAAACACAGAAGATGAAAAACTTTCTTGACCCTATGTCAACCTATGAGTCGTTCATGGGATTGATGGATGAGCTAGGCGATAATAAACAAGTTAAAGGTTTACTGTTTGAAACAATAGGTGGCGGTGTAGAAAGAACGGCAGAGAGATATGGCATGAGTATGGACAGTGGTATACTTCAAAAGTCAGAGGTATTTGCTGATGCTGCTATGACCATAACAGGTGTACGTGTACAGGATGTATTCACTAAGTCACAAATGTTTATGACTGAGCTAGACAAGTACGTTAGGTTAAAGCATGAGGATACAACTTTGATTGATGTGCTAAAGTCTGGTGATCTTACTAAGCTAGATGATGATGTAATAGGTGGTGCAGTAGATACTACATTACGATCAGTGTTCTCTAAAGACTACACAGGTGACGATCAGTATCTAGGCTTTGCTGCTAAGTTTGTAGAGCAAGCATCCAACACACCTTTGCTTGGTACTGTCATACCGTTTGGCAGATTTATGAATAACGTAGTAGCTACTGCGTATCAGTGGAGTCCATTAAGTTTTGTTGGGGTTGCTAGTCGCATAGTTAAAAAAGAACCCGGTATAAAAACTAATGAAGCATTTGCTCGTTCTCTTGTGGGTAGTTCTGCATTAGTAATGGCTATGCAGATGGATGATGAGAGACAGAAAAAAGGATTAAGTGTAAATGAAGTAGAGGTTAGCGGTACTGTTATAGATGTTAGAAACGTATTTCCCTTTTCTTTATTCTTAGCTGTGGGACGTGGGGCTAACCTATCTCTTAAAAAAGGAGAAGCTATTCCACCAGAGCTAAGAGAAGAGATACTTAATCAGCTAGCTATAGGACAGGTAGCAAGAGATGCACAGTTTGGTAACGATCTATTTAATGTATTTGATTTCTTTACTGGTAGTGGTGACAGAAGAGCAGAGCTAGATGGTTTGTATAAATCTTTAGGTAACATAGCTGCAGGAGCTACACGTCCATTAGATGCAGTCAATAGAGCAGTAGGCTTTCTCGCAGACAATGACATAGCTAAAGATGTTAGACAAGCTGAGGGGTTTGATAAATTCACACAGTCATCCACTAAGTACTTTGACAATATAATAGAGGCATTGATAGGTGAGACAGACACCTTAACAGGTGAGAACCTACGTGTGTCCAGCAGAGAGGGTGATATCTATGACGCTAATCCTCTGGCCCGTATACTGGGGTTGAATATTAAAAGAGGTAAAACTGCTACAGAACAGGCTTATACACTGACAGAGCTACAGTCTTGGAAGCAGGATCAACGATCAAACATACCTGCGTATGACAAGATATTCAACGGCACACTAGCGCCTGTATTAGAAAAGCGTATGCAAAGATTGCTTAAAAGTAAGAATTTTAAAGAGGGTGATCTTGAATACAGGCGAGGCCGTGTAAAATATGAACTAAAAAAAGCTAGGGATGAAATTAGAAAACACTTTGATATAGTAGGTACTACTGGTTACATGGATCAGCAAAGGTACAGAGCATCTACTAAAGGAACTAAGCTACAACAATCTAAAGCTATGAAGTATATGAAAAGCTTAGGCGTAAATGCAGACCTGAAAGATTTTAACTTTAGAGAACTTAAAACATATGAGTCCTACATTGATCACTTGAATCTTAAAATCAAAACTGGCCTGTGATATGTGCTCTAACTGGTATATTCTTTGGAGTAGCTCCGATAGCCACAATGTACAAAGTGTGTGAGTACAGATGCCCACAAGAAATTAGCACTAGGTATTACTACTGGCCTTACCACATAGTCTTGTGGGATTATAACCAGCAGTGTCCACCTAGTGCTAAAGTAGATTAGTCTTACTTTAATCCATGTAGTTCTGCAGTATACTTAGCTATCATACTTACATCATCTACCCTTTCTAAAGCCCTATCTTTGTTCTTGCTGTTAGGCAAGTACTCATTTATGTGTTGCTTGACAGGCTCTAGTTTTCTCAATAGTCCCTCATAAAAAAGTCTTTGCTTTCTTTCCATGTGTTCTTTTGCTTCACTCTCTATGGTCATGGACGCCGGGGTAGTGCGGCACAAAAAGCCATAACTTCTGCATCTTCATGGGGCATATTTTTTACGTACACTTCTTTTACCTCATCTGCTGCAACCTGACATATATCGTAGTTCTCATATAAGTAAGGCTGTGTTTGTGCGTAGTGTAGTCCATCATTAAAAAAGATAAGGACTAGTATCCACTTCATTTAATGATACTTTTTACTGCATCTATGCCTTGATTAACATAGGGTGTAGCCATATCAATGCCACTACTAATGGCAGGATAGACTGCCTCTGTTACTACTCCAACAGCAATTATAGATACTACAAAAAACTCAACCATTTTATTTCTCCTTTATGTTAAGTCTACTATTTCACAGCTATCACCACTACACGCCAGTGTTTGCATAGCTGCTGTGTTATCGTCTTCTTCATAGTCAGATAGTCTAGACCAATCAATACTAGTTGGCATAAGTGATGCTAACATATTGTAGTCTGACCTGCCTACTTCTTGATAGGGCGCTTGTTGGTACGTGTGATCTGAGTGAGGTAAGAAAGATATACCACTCATCTCATCAAAGTGATTGTACACAAATGCACCTACGTCAAGCCACTCATCGTCACGCACTGTAATCGTCACTGAGGGCTTGTGCTCACACCAGTGTCTCTGATACATGAGCCAAGTTTCTAGCTGCTCTATGGCTGTTAGATCATCTCTCAGGACTGCTTTATCTGGTGACTTGATAGGGAAGCTGAACACTACTGTACTGTCAGGCTTCATAACACATGGCTCGTTAGGTATACCTTGATCAGCCATGAACTTAGTTAGAGGGTCGTGGGTATCAGCACGTACAGTACGGATATAAAATGAACTGTGGCGAGGGTGAATACCAGACGCACTGTCAACCAATTGGGAGATCGTTCCCGATGGTTTAACGCAGCTAATTGCAGTAGCCGGGGGTATATTGAGATTGCTAGCAAGTTCAGCATTAGTAGAAACAGCGACATCCTTTAAGTACTCCAATGTTTTTTCTAGACCTTTGTTCTTTGTAGTCATTAATGGGTTGTCCATTATCCCTGTGAGTGACACACCAAGCAGACGTTCTTCTTCTGTATTACGCTGCCACACCTTTCGCAAGTATGGAAACTTTGTGTAGGTGGACTGTATTGTTCCCAGAATAGTTGCAACTCTGACTTTCCTTTCAAGATCGTCAATAGAGTCCGTAGCCCTAACCACAACCTCAGTAAGATTGCAGAACTGGTTTGGACGCAATATGATTTCACTGCATGGATTAGTCCCAAAGTCCCACTCACTGTCACGCCTACCGTTTTTTGCAGCTTGTTTCTTAGATGCTTCACGATTAAATATCCCTCTTTCCCCTGACTTACTTTCTACCAGAGATGTCCACTCACGTAAGAATGATTCCATATCTGGCTTCTCCGTGTAGCACACAGAGTTATTAGCTAGAGCACGATGTCCTGCTGTCTCCCACCACTGGCCTGACTTAGCGTGGCGCATACGATCATCACTAAGGTTAGACAAAGAGATCATAGCACTGCGTCTTACACCACCAGACACAACTATCTGTCCTACAAAGCACATAATATCGTGGCACTCTAGAGCACTAAGCTTACGCCCTTCAGCATTTTTAAACGTCTGTGTAGTAAATCTAAATAGATCAACTAAAGGCGCTGGGCCAGAAGCCCTACCGCCAAATGTCTTTAGCCTAGCACCTGCTGGACGTACAAGAGACATGTCCCACTTAGGGATTTCACCAGCCCACAGGAGTGCCAACACTTGTCTAAACGCCTTAGCCCAACCCTCCTTACTGTCCTTAACAATAATAGTAGTATCGGAATGATAGAGAATAGGAATTTCAGGGAGCTTGTTGATGTACTGCCTCTCGACACTGAATCCGACACCAGTACCACAGAGCAAGATGAACATAGCCTCATCAAAGGACTTAGGGTCATCTACGGGTAAGTAACTACAGTTATATATGCATGTGTTATCTCTGTCTGCTGCTGGACCTGCAGTCATCATGGCTCTCATGGATGGCATTACTTCTAGCTTTAGTATAGCATCCTCTATCATTAGCTGTTCTGCCGGGGATACTTTACCGTCAACCATATTGCTTATGTAGCGTTGTACTGTCTCACTCCAGTTCTCTCTTTTCTTTTCTTCTGGCATCCACTTAGAATACCTAGACTGATGTATAAAGGTCTGGTAGTCTGTAGGTAGTTCTTCACCGTTGTCTACTCTGTTGTAGTATTCAAACGCTTCTATGTCGCTTGCGTTGATCATGTCCTCTCCTTAATATTTAAGTTGTCTATTTTAACATCGTCTATGTCGTGAAACGTATTGTGTATCAGGTCACGCACATCCTCCTCATGTGCATCTTGTACAGTTGATAGTACGTTACACGCTTCATCTACCTCCAATAGAAATGTAACGCTAAACTTTTTGTTCATGCCGTTCACTTGTGTATCTCCTTTAGTGTTTCGTTTGCCCACGTTAAATACTGTTGTGCTTTCTTTAAGTCCTCTACAGGTGTAGGGTTCTTGTACGCTGCCCTGTGGTTGTATTTTATTACATTACCTCTACAGTAAGCTACAAAACCGTGTGGCCCTAACACCTGCTTAATGTAGTCTATACATTCTATACCATCAGTCAGGTTGTAGTGTGCTGGTTTATTCACATTGTCATAGTTAAACGTAGTGTCAGCATTTATTATATCAGATACGTCAATAGTTTGATCTGCCATAGTTATTACACTCATTATGCGTTTCCTTGTGTCTTAGTAAATCTGGTTAGCTTTAGAACCTTACCGTCTGTACCCTCTACCTTTTCGTACAAGGGCTGTTCTTCTTGTTGTTCAAAGCCTATTAGATCATTTCTGTGTTCTTCTACTGCATTATACAACTCATCGTCATGTTGTGCAAGCTCTAAAAAAGCACCCATAAGTGTAGCTAAATGTACAACGTAAGATACATCCTCTGAGTTAAGTAGTTTTATTTCTCCTACCACAAGCCCAGTGTTCATCTCACCTGTCCACTTACCTTTATTGTCAAAGGAACACGGTTTTAAAACTAAAGCTACCTCATCATCTCCTATTACATACTTCATGTTGTCACCTTCTTTTTACCTTTGAACAGTATTGTCTTCACTGTTATAAGTTTACCTTTCTCTTTTAGCCAAGCTTCAGGTATAACCCTGTGTTCCCACTTGAACTCATGCTTGTCACACCAATCACAGTACCTTGTCTTTGATCCCTTGTACAGCTTTGCTTTGCAGTTACTAAAGACGAAACGAATGTCTAGCTCTGGATGTTGTCTCCTGACAGCTAAGTGTTTGCGTCTATCCTCCACGTCAAAGATGCCTTTGGTTTCTATTATGATACCATTGTCTAACATAAAGTCAGGTGTGTACGTTCTGTATCGTAGGTCTTCCCACTCTATTTTTAAACGCTCATACCTGACTTTCTTCTGATGTTTTTTAAGATACGCAGCAACATTGTCTTCTAAGCCACTGCGATACCTCCTAGTACTATGTCTTTTTCTTGGGGGCATCTAGTGACTTAACAAGTTCTTCTAGCTTTACCTTGCCGATAGCACGAACACATTGTATCTGATGGTCTAGCTGATTAGCTATGACAGTGTTTTGTTGTAAGACATTCAACAAGTCTAGCTGTTCCTCTGTCATGCTGTCGGTGTCGTATTGTCTGTCGTTTATCTTTACTTCTGTCATTAGTATTCGCCTTTCAGTCTAGTGTAGTGTACGACAGGTGCTTCTCTTTTACCTTTGTACACCTTAGATGGTAAGCTCTTCAGCGTAGGCCAGCACTTAGCTTTGTGTGAGCAGAAGTTACAGTCCATAGGTAGCTTGTAGTTACCACTGTTCACACCTCTGTAAGACTCTGGTTCATCTGTAAAGCACCTCTCAAATGGTGCATCACTCTTGAGGTACTCATGGACATCCTTTATCTTTTGTATAACTTTGTCCTTGTCTACCTCTGCTGCTGATACATACTTAAAGCTACCATTGTTCTTATTGACAACCCACCAGCCACCTACACTCTTGTTAGCTGCCTCAGAGTAGCCGACAAGCTGTGGCACGTAGCCAAACCCATCACCCTTCTCAAGTGTATAAAAGTCTAGAAACTTATTCTCGTATGACCAGTTGCTAGCTGACTTAACATCATCTATCTTACCATCCAGTAGCATGTCATACTCACCAGCAATTTCCTCAGTGTCAGACAAAGGCAGTGATACCTTCTTGTTATCACCAAACTCTACCCCGGAAGCTCGTAACAAACCTTTCAGTAGTGCTTCTATCATATCTCCAAAGATCATGTTAATCTTAAATGACGTAGGGAATACATCTTGATGTACTGGATCATTCTTTTCAAACCAAAGCTGGCACTTAGGACGCCCGACATTAGACATCCTTAGCTTAAACTCTCGCTTACCTTCAGGCTCATTGAACTGTTTCTCAAGAGCCGCACCAATATCATCTTTTACTTTTTTAATGATAGCCTTTGACATCTTAGACTTACCATCAATAGAGTTTCTTAGATACTGGTGCAATGCTATTTCAGCAGGATGATTCACTATTCAAAGTCCTCCACATCTACTATGTTAGCTACAATGTTTTGCTCACTGGCAGATATAGTTTCTACATTATTCTCTGCCCACTTGGTAGTAACGTAGTCATTGCTAGCGCCAACGTAGTCTAGAAAATCTTGCAGAGTATCGTTATCACCTTCTTGCAAACCAACAAAGTCACTGAGTGAAGCAGCTATCACCATGTAAGGATTACCGTTTGGTAGACTGCGTGTCTCTCCTAACAAAGCTACGCTTTGCTCTGCAGGGTTGATACGCTTCTTGATTAGCTTGCCTACTGTAGTGTCAATAGACTTTAAGCTGTCACGGTTCTTAACATCCATGACAAAGGCAAACTCCTGATCATGTCCCTCAGCAGGAGCACCACCCTCATAGAAAGCATCTGTTAGTGTAGCCATACCCATGACAACCTTAACACGGCTAACACTACGGATCAGGTCTTGTTGATCTTTGGGTAGTGCAGCAAAGTCTTTGATGTAACCTGATGGTCTACCAAGATTAAACGTACCAATCGTATCTTTCATGTCGTGATTTAAGTTAGTTGACATAACAGATTTTTGCATAGTATTGTTCTCACTATCCCAGCGCTGCCACTTCTGGCGTTCAGCAAACAGGCGTACCTCTACCTTTCTTGCGAACACTGTGTCTTCCTCAGTCACAATCTTAAACACAGGGGAAGATGCTACCTTACCATCTATAACCTCCTGTATAACTGTTCCTGTAATCCTAGCTAGGCTAGACTGTGCCTGTCCTGCAGGGGCAGAGAAGCCCATTGCGTCAGCCAAGTTCATGTTATCTACCTTTAATGCTACTGCGTTCTCTTGCATATTTTATCCTTTCTATGCATACTAAGTTAAGACTCAAGTTATACCACTAAACGTCTTTTATGTCAAGCCAGTTGTCACCAATCTTAGACTCTAATAGTAGTGGTACATTCATTTCTATATCATATTCTTTTTGAAGAATATCATTCAAGTTATCGTTAAGCAAATCTATAATGCTTAACACGTCATTTATCTCATCAGGGTGTGTGTCAATTACCACACTATCATGCACACTGTTTACCAAGCACGACTGCATAGGTTGTAACAGGCGGTCAAGCTCTAGTAAAACTACAGGCACAACATCACCAGTAGCAAAGCCCTGCACTGGATAGTTCTTGATCATAGTGAAGTGACTGACTGAGCCGTTCTCCCTGCGTACCACATCAGGGAAAGCGTACTGCCTACCACTGACGTTAGTTATCTTACCTTCATTCACAGCCTCATCACCTAGCTTCTTGTGCCACTTAGCTATGCCCTTGTACTTCTCTACAAACTGCTTGTAGTATGCAGCTTCTGCCTTGCTTCTGCCATACCCGGTAGCTCCAAAGAGAGGAGCGAATGTATGTTCCTTTGCTTGCTGACGAGTTGTAGGCTGTCCTGCATCACTGATAACCTTTGCGGTATAGGAGTGTACATCAAACCCTGTATCTATCTCCCTCATGGCTGTGCTGTCCTGTGCTAGGAACGCAGCCGTTCTGAACTCAAGCTGGGCAAAGTCGGCCTCAATTATTTTGCCACCCTCCCACCTTGAGATGAATACACGTTTTATGGGGAAGGTTCCTCCTCTTGGCATGTTTTGCATGTTAGGTTTTCGTCCAGAAAATCTACCTGTATTGGTGTTTGTTTGGGTAAGGTTGATATGTAAAACTCTGTCTCGTTTAGTGTTGGAGTAAATGCCATCAACAAAGCTACTGAGGTAGCTACTAATAGCACTAAGCCGCTTAACATCCTGTAAAAATCCAATCGCTTTCTCCATGTAATTGTTCTTAGCTGTAGCTATAAGTGTATCTAAGTTCTTCTTACCTACACCAAAGCCGTTTGCACTTATCCATTTCTTACTTGGTGGGAAGAAGCCAAGCCCAGCCATCTCATTTGTATTGATGAGAAGGTAGCCTCTACCACCACACTTAGGACACTTGTTAGGTCTGGCGTATCTAGTACCATCCTTTCTTATCTTGTACACTTTGCCTGTACCATCACACTGAGGACAAGTCTTTACGTTTGTCTTTAGCATAAGTGTACTATTCTTTTTCACTGCATCTTTAAAGTCAGGTGGGTCTACAAAATCAAATAGCTCTGCCCACTCCTTCTTATCGTTTGGCTTACGGCTAAAGATAACCCAAGACAACTGCTCTGGTGAGTTTAGATTTATGGGTGTTCCTCCCATGAGTGCTCTAGTTCTACTGTGCAATCGCTCAAGGATTTCGTTTCGCTCTCGCTCGTAGTCATGTCTGACGTGTTCGAGGGCATCTGTATCCACCCTGATCCCTGATCTAGACATTCTTGCGAGGGCTTTGCAGGTTCTAAAGGTGACTCCTTGAACGGATTGTAGGGATGCTGAAGCAGGGGTTTTGAAATCCCTATCTGTGGCGTAGTACAGTTCGCCAGTAGTAAGCAAGTCGTGCTCAAGATAATGGCTGAGTTCATCCAACGGTATCTCATTTGTGTTATATCCTTTCTTGTAATAAGTTTTAAGTGTATCATCCTTCTGATACTTCAAGCCCCGGCGTATAGCACACTGCTCTAAGCTTAGGGGTTGCTTCTGTCCACGCATAAGCAGATACTCTGCCAGCATGGTATCGTATATCTCACCGTCATACTCAAAGCCGTTAGCCCACAGCCACTGTAGATCATACTGCAAGTTGTGACCTATCAGCAGCGTAGTGCTACCAAGTAATCTTTGTAAGATACAAGAGTTCATCTTATCTTTTTCTGTAGCTTCATTGTGGTCAAACGGTAGCAGTCTCTTCATGCCACTGTCTAAGCACAAGACACCTACCTCAGTCAGAGTGTTAGCCTCTTCATAAGGATCGTTGTATATCTTTCCATCACGTAGTGTTATGGAGTTCTCTACATCAAGCACCCTCCTCATGCTGAATACCTAGCCCTCTCTCCATCTAGCTTGCACGTAATCCTACCATGCCAGCCACCTTTCAGTTTGTTCTTAGCTATTACTAAATGTCTTTCTGTATCTCCTTCATACTCTCCTTCCGTACTGGGGTTCTTAGATATTAAAACCATCAAGTCACACTCTGATGCTTTGCCTGTCTTGCTTCCTTCTAGCATAGACTGATCAACATATATCTTTCCCTCTGCCTCTGCTGATAGCTGAGACATCCAGATCACAGCACACTCGTACTGTTTCGCTATGTTCCGGGCATGGATAGCTGCATCCTTGAGGTACACATGAGAGTCAGCACCTGTCTTGTTGGCAAACTTGTCTCCCATGTCGAGCACCACTATGTCAGGCTTGTAGTTCTTTACTACAGCCTCAACCCAGTTCATGTCTTTACCTGTGCTATCAACTATCTTGATGTTGTCGTACACTGGCTTGTACCTAGTAGATGCTAGGGCGTAGTTGTCCTTGATCTCTTCCATAGGCATGTTTGATGCAGCACTAAGATACCTAGCACCCACACGAGTGTAGCTCTCCTCATTACACAGTACGATGCATCTAGCACCCTGACTAGCAAAGCCACCCTCAGAGGCTATCAGAGAGGCGTGGAAGCTAGTCTTGCCTGTGTTAGGTCTTGCACCTACCAGAACCAGATGCCCACCTGATACGCCCTCTACCTTTCTCTGCAGGGATGGTATGTTGAACTGCCACTTAGATTGTATTTCGTTAGCTACGAGTAGGTTGTCTATAGATATGTCACCCCACTCTACCTTTAAGTTAGGCATGAAGTTATCTTGATAGTCAGTCAGTATGTTACGCAGGGGTTCCAGTGTGTTCTTCTCACCGTTCACGTAGTCGAAACCTAAGTTCGCTACCTCTTCACCTACTACATTCCTGAACAAGCTAGACATAACTTCCTGTGCTACCTCTGAGCACATGGGTTCCTCTGTTCTTAGCTTATCGAATACAGTTTTGTATGCATCCTTGTTAGCTGTTGTCATTGTCTCTCTAGTAAAGAACAAACCCTCTAGCTCTGCAAAGGATAAGTCCTTGTCGAACTGACCCATAGCGTAGTCTACAGTCTGCTTGATCTTGCGTATGTCTTTCGTAAATAGTTTATCTGGTGTATGTATTCCTTTGTTGTTATCATAAAAGTCTTTGTTCATTAGTGTCCGTATGAGGGACAACTCTCCATGTTCCATCACCACTCCTTCAATTCATTGATAGGTAAATTATAACAGGACGCTTTGAATGTATAGTTATTTGACGGATCAAAGTCTCCTTTATTAAAGTGTGTAGCACGTTCATAGTATTCATCTTTTGGCATATAACCTAAGAACCAACCACAATCAAAACTATTTTTTACACGAACAAATGCATACACATCACACTGTTGTCCTGTATTATAATCTGCAACAGAACATTCATAATAGTGGCGTGGCTGAACAGTTGTTTGTTTTGTTTTAACATCTACTCTTATGCCTTTGTCTGTAATCAAGTCATACTCATACGTATTTTTCCAAGCACCACCCATAACATTTAAAGCTATTTGTTCTCCTAAAAAACCTGCAAGATTCCCCTTTCCTTTAGTTATAGAATTGTTGAGGGTTCCCATTTCTTCTGCTTTTACTTTAGCAGATTGTAACATATCTGATGTAACTATTACTTCAATCACTTACCATCTCCTAATAAGATTTTCTCTAATACTTTAAGTATTTTCTCAAGGCTCTCTACTCTCTTTGTTAGTTCGTTTATGTAAAAGTTATTATTCATCTTAACATACTCCATACTCCAATGTCAGGCCAGAAGAAAAGATTTATTAATACGGGTACTCCCAGTATCATAAACGTACAGACTAGGAAAGCAGGGAACCACCCTTTAATATGATACTGTTCTTCACTACTCATACATCTCACCTCCATCACCGTCCCACTTACTGTTCTTCTTGCGCCTCTCTTTAGCTGCTTTACGTTCCATATTATTCATGGGTCTGATAAAGGTCTTCACACCCATGTGATCTTGTAGTTCCTTTTGCTTGTAAGCAACCTCCTCTTCTAGCTGCTTACGCTTACCCTTATCACTGAACACCTTCTTCAGTGAGCCTATCATGCGATATATTTCTTTAGTGAGTTGCTTCTCACGAATGTCCATCTGTACCCTCCTTTATACTTTCTAGGATTACTATAGCTTGTTCGCCTGTTATTTTAAACCACTCGTTTTGCCTCTCGCCACACTTGGCAGCAGCCTTGTGAGCTATCCGTTCTAACCTACCTCTGTTCTGTGTAGAGATAGAGTGTATTAGCTTGTAGTCACGCATAGGTGAACTAGTTTGATAGTCGTTACACCTGTCTTCTGCATCGATAGCCATGCCAATCTTGATCCACTCAGGCCAAGCTGGGTTGCTGATTGCGTATACATACCCTTCTTTCACACGCTCATCTTTTTGTAATGCAGTAAAAGCAGCCTCACCAAATGATGTATATCTTCCGGGCTTGTGTAAAGGATGGTTTGGAGGGACGTACTTTCCATCTACAAACATCCTGTTTCGATTACTTGATGTATTGTGTATTTGCTTACATGAAGAACACTCCTTTCTATCTACATCCCTCCAAGATTTCTGCCAGTTGTTATCATTTAACTCTACACCGCACTTAGTACAAACATCTTCACCAAAATAAGCTATTATACTAGGGCTAACTAACATATCTATCTCCTTTATGTTTCTCTTTGCGTACTGGTTTAGGTTTCTTCTTATCAGGTATCACCTGTGGTTTGTACTTGGGTTGTCGTAAATCCTTCGCCATTGGGTTGCTCTTGTTTGCCGTGTCTCTTTGCTTCATTGATCCACCTCCCCAAGAAGTTTATATCCTCATCATCCTGATACTTAATATCATCACGTAACCTGATAGCTCTAGTAGGTATGTCACACCAAGCCTCTATCTCTTTACGCATAACCAAAGTCTTACGCATAGCATCAGGGTCAAGCGCAACGATAACATACCTAGCATCATCACTCAAGCACTCTTTGTGTGCATCAGTTAAGTTAGTGCCTAATAGTGCAAAACCAGTAACACCGGGCCACACTTTAGCTACAGTGATAGCGCTAATAACATCCTCCACCAGTATGAACACACCATTAGGCTGACCGTAACAATACCTAGCGTACTCAGCAGCCTTACCATAGCGCAGCCATTTAGGTGTAGCGCCATCTAGTTCCCGGCCTATTGCATCTACGAGCACCCCATCCTGATAGATAGGAAAGACTGCACGTTTATCTTTAACATCGCACAGTAATTCTATGTTTTGTAAAGTTTCTGCATAGATACCCTGCCACCTCATACGAAATCTGTTTATATATCTGGTGTACCTCTTGTTGTACCATGTATTTCCGGGTACTACTATATGTTCTGGATAAACAAAAGGTTCCATCCTCTTGTTAAGATTACCAGTTTCTATAAGAGGCTTAATGAAGTAGCTGCTCATCTCTTCTGCAGTCATGCCGTAGTTGACTTTACCTTTAGCATCACACGATAGCTTGTAGCAGTTGTAGATTATCTTACCGTCACGCTTGGTAGCAGTGAAGGTATTCTTACCGCCACATCTAGGGCAGTCGCTCCTGATGTTAGCACCTTCAGCTATGTCTAGCTTGTCCATATCAATAAGCATTATTCTTTATCCTTTTGCTTGTGTAACTTTTCTTAGGTAGTCTATGGCACTTTCAAGATGTTCAATATTGTCATAAAATTTTCCCAGTCCTATGTTGCAATTATTACATAACCAACCTCTAAAGGCTTTCGTATCGTGATGGTGATCTAAAACCCAAACAGACCTATCACTCCACCTATCATTTGACTTTAACTCCACCTCATATTTTTTGCAGATAGGGCAAGAATAGTTCAGCCCCTTTGGTCTTGGATGTTCTTTAGATAAATTATCCCTTAATGTGTTTTTAAGGCCACTGCATTTTTTACATTCACTTCTATAGGATTTACCCACCTTTGGCTCTCTGAAAGAAAAAGACCTTAATGGTTTTTCTATATTACATTTCACACAAACTCTTGTACCTTTAGTTTTGTCAATACTGTATAGGTCATTAAATAACTGATACTGCATCACTCTTTATCCTGTTTAAATGCACTGCGCTGGGCTAGTGCTTCTGATGCACCAGTGTAGGTATGCTTGATGTATGGTGTCAGGCTGTTGATGTTAGTGTGACCAGACACCTGCTTGATCTGTGTTATATCTACACCAGCCTCAACCATCTCAGTGATAGCAGTACGGCGCATATCCATAGCTGTCAGGTAGCCGGGTAGTCCTGCTGCATCTAGTATAGTATTGACGTATACGTGTAGTATCTCTTTACTGTAGGGCTTGTATGCACCATCACTGGGCTGCATCTGTGGAGCCACTAATACTTGAAAGTCAAAGGTGTCGTGCTGTTGCTTGAGCACATGCAGCAATGCATCACTGATAGGTAGATGTACCGCTTCACCTCTCTTGCTTTGTGTTAGGTCACACCGCTTCTTGTCAAAGTCTATAGCTGCCCAAGTAAGCATACGCATATCACCTACACGTTGGCCCCACTCGTAAGCCATCTGTACTATCAAGCCAATGCTACGCCACTTCCAATGGCTGTATGCTGTAGTTAAGAAATGGCTTACTTGCTCTGGCTCCCATGTAATCTTACGCTTTGGGTTGGGTGTCTTGTCTAGGTATCGCATAGGGTTAAACACTGGTATCTCATTCTTGATACCCCAGTTTAAAAGTATAGACATAATCGCAGCTATCTTGTTAGCTCTAGATACGCCACGCTTGAGCCACACATCATAGCAACGCTGCATCATAGGCACACTCAATCTTTTGAGACTGATAGAGCCTACATCATCATTGATAACCATTAGACAATCGTGGTAGTCACGCTGTGAAGCAAAGCCTAGTTTGCGGAAAGCATTTGATCCCAAATACTCTACGACTAGCTCCCTGACGTTCTTAGGCTTTACCAACTTCTTCTTCTTTTCCATGCAGTCCAACATATTCTGCAGTGCTCCTTACCTATCAGTGCATCAATCAGAAACACTATGTTAAGTTTACCTTTGCGCTTCCACTCGTAGTTCCTAGCTGACAGCGTTTGATTATTGCTGCCACCCAGTACTACGTTTATCAGTACGCTAATTGCTATCAGTATCTTTATTGCGTACCTTTGCATCACGAAAGCCTTTTACTATGTAGTATATGAAGCCTAGCACGTAGGCTAATAAGAACGGTATGATTACCTGTGTTCCCGGTTGCACTTATTCATCCCCTGCTGTCAGGTCAGGAAAAGCAGAGCGCATCTTCCACTCAGCTTTATCAATAGCCCTACAGTCTTCTATAGTTATATCGAACATCTCACGCATACTAAACTCAGTGTTCTGTATAGTTTTCCACGCAAATTTTATTGCACAACGCTGCTCTTCAGATAATGCCTTAGCGTTCTCATTCTTAATACGGTTAGCTTCATCACGTTCTTTCTGCCAATCTGATATTGCTTTTGTTTCTTTGGTCATTTTTTTAGTCTCCTCATTACATAAATAAAAAGTATTATTTGTATCCAGATTATCCAGATACCTATTGTGTCTATCTCTCTAATGTCTATCCCGATGGTAGCCATAAATGCTACACTAAATAGTAGCAGTAAATAAGCTATCGCCGGGATCAACATTAGAAATGCCATACTATTTAACCTCCTCTAGCATTGTCTTTCGCTCATAAGCCAAGCGAATAATCTCTGCTTGTTTGTCTAGTTCATCCTGCAGAGCACGTATCTTTTCTTGTGCTTGGCGTATCTCGTGCTCTGCAATCTCAATCTCACCGCATACACTCATCAGTCCATCCTTGTTATGTAGTGCTTACCGTCAGGCATAGGTAAGGCAAGTATAGCTGCCTTATAGAAATAAGCTGTGCCATTGGGTGTATCCATCTTGCCTACATAAGGCATGTCAGGGTCTTCATCATAGCTGCCACGATAGGAGCCATCATCTAATACCTCACCTCCAAACCTGTACAAGCTACCAAAGCCGTAGGCGTCAGTCATATACTTTATAATGTCCATACCCTTGCCAAATATAACCCACTCTTTAACCCATATCGGTAGAATACCTAGCGCTTCAATCAATTGCCTATCAGGAATGTCTGCGTATTCTTTATTGTTTAGCTGTAGTTTTGTCATGTTACGCTACCTCCTCAGTTTTCATCTTGTTAGGGTTAATTAATTCACACATAGCCAAAGCAATAGGCAAGTCCATGTCGTTACCTTTTTCTACTGACTTGCGTAGTGCATCCTCAATGCGTTGCATTGCTTCACGTATTATGTCTAATTTTTGCTGTTCATCAAGTACCATTTATAGTACCTCCACATAATCAAGCATCATATCTTGTACAGTATCAAGTATATCATTAAATCTATTTTGTGCAACCTCAGTGTAACACTCATCACCGTTTTCGTCTTTTAGCCAAATATCGTCAAAGTCAGCATCACCTCTGGCGTATGCATCTTCTAGCCATGCACCTGTAATATCTGCTGATAGTTCTAGGAATTGTTCATTAGTTATTTGCATTGGATTAGTCTCCTGTTTTGTGTGTTGCATTTATTACTTACCATCATCCTAGCATTGCACCTCAAACAATGCTAGGGTAAAAGTAAGTCTTAACGCTTACCCTGCAAAGTGGCAAAGCTTACGCTTGGTTTGACGGTTAGGCTTGCGTTCAATGTAGACGCTACGTCTGCCTAAGTGTAGTTGTGTCATACAATCACCAGTAACTACCTTATAGCCACGACTACTATCTTTGCGGTTAGGCTTACGCTTACGGGTCAACCCTTTGATCCCTGCAAAGTTAAAACGAAAGCCATTAGTACCATCATTGAGGGGCTTAGTTGCGAATAATATAAACATGATTGTGTCTCCTTATATACATGTTTGGTTTCTCTCTATAGTCCAAGTATAGCAAATTAAAACTATACTTGAACCACCATTTGCGACAAGTTATGTTTTGTTTGCGTCACATTCTAAAAAATATTCACGCTCTGATAAATCATCCTCACATAAGCAGGGGTAAGCGTTCAATTCATCAATCATTATTTTAGCTTTGTTAATTGATACGGTATCACTTGCATAAATTTTTATCCACTCAATCCATCCGCAGGCCCAGTTTCTCTCACGGATCACTTGCACGGTTTCGCTTTCACCGCCTAGCCTAGCAAGCGCAACATGAAAATTGCTTTCATCAAGGACATCACTGTCTCTATTTCTGCCTAAAAAGGCGTAAGAGTTAAAGTGATTGTCGCCAGCGTAATATTCTGGTCTAGTCCATTTATCTAGTGTATACATTTTATTTGTCCTTTTTTGTTTAGTGTTAAAGTTAATATTCATATGGTGGCACTACAAAGATTAACAAGTAATGCCACCCTAAAAATATTCTCACTTACGGATAACAAAACCAGTATTATCATACTTTGCATCGCCTTTTTCTTTAAGCAATACAATGCACCCTACTGGATCAACTGGCCTGTAGTCGTGCTTGTCGCCGTCCGTTACTTTCCAAGTCGTTTTAAATAGTGGGATATATTGCATAGCTAATGCAGTGTCGTATACGACTTTACTAGCTACAGCCGCAACGTTGCCGCCATTCTTTAACACTTCAAAGACAGCCTCGTCGTTGTCTTCTTTACGACTAAAGGTTAAATGGTAATTACTTGGCATTTTACCACTTGCCCAAGCAATAGCACGTTTAGTTATAGCAGTGTAGTCATAGAATTGCACGTCACTAAAGTAGTCCATAAGCGTAATGGTATGTTTCCCTATTGTAACTTTTAACCGTTCTACTGGTAGGTCACTTGTAGCATTTAAACGGAAAGCTATTTCTTCGCCGTTACGCTTTGCCTTGTTATACTTGGAAAGCATCTCAAAGAATAGAACGGCAAGGAAAGCCTTACGCTCTTTGAAATAGGCTTGCGTTTTAGTAATACGACTGGTGTTTTTCTGGTCCATGTAAGCCGGATTGCCAGCAGTATGTAAACAAGCCATAATGCAACCTTTGCTAGCCATAGCGCAAACATTAAAGCCGGATAGGTTATAAGGTGCTAAGTGTAATGGATAAGTATTCACGTCTACTTCTTTGCCGTTCTTTGCTACTTTTGGGTTCGCTTCTGGTTGTGCCAGTAACGTGCAAACATTGTGGCCTTTGCTTTTAAGATAACGTATCGCTTGTGCTTTTGATGTAAAACCGTTGACGTTCATTTTATTGATCCTTCTTAGATGTTTTGTTGATATGGTATTCTTTCCAAAGCTTTTCAAGTAAAGCTAATAGGTTTTCTTCTATTGTGTCTTCATAAGGTGTTTTTGAGATTTGCTTAGTCATGGTGTATTCTCCTTTGCTAGTTTTG